CAATCCGCGGTTCTGCCATTAAACTAAGGTCAGTTTAAAATATTCAAATAAATTATGAAGAAGTTATACTTTGCATTGATAATACTCATTGCAATCATCTTACTTCAAAGGTCAGTATCATATGCGAGCAAAGCCCCGCCTAAAGCCCCGCCACCGCCTCCATTTATATGTGAAAAAGGGTATGAGCGTTCAGGCAACAGTTGTGTAAAATGCCCAATTGGATACTATCCTAATATTACGCCTGGCTCGTGTTTGCGTTACTTTTACATGAGTAAAAATCTACCGTACATTTTACCGGCTCTGTCCATAAAAAATCCAAAATAATTCACATATTAAAAATCTTCTTCACACCCTGAATGTCCGTGCGACACCCGGGACACGTGCGCTTCATTCGAGTACTCGTCCAGCACGTTGCACAGACCGTGTGGCCACATGGGTCAATAAATAGGTCAATAAGCCGGTCTTGGCAAATAAAACACAAAAACTTGGCGTACCTTTCAGCCTCGGTGTTCTGCAGCACAGTCTCCATCGCTTCAACCTTCCCCTTGAGTTCCCCACATTGTTGAGTCAGGGCGACGATGCCCGATTCGGACTCGTAGTTGTCTACAACTGATACGAGTCTGGCCTTTAAGTCTTCAGAGGGTACTGATTCTATAATCAGTTTGGAAATTTGTGCACTCTTTTGGAGCTCCTCAAGTTCGCTCAGCTTGATGCCGAGGTCACGTTTCTCCTTGGCGAATTTACGTTTGAAAACCCCAAGTTCCTTTTCGAACTCTTTCCAAGAGTCGTCGAGTTCACACGGGATGGTCGGAACTTCAGGTGGTCTCGGCTGACGAGAGATGGGTGCAAACCCACTCAGGGCCTCGAGCGTCGCCTCAAGCATGGCCTGTGATGGATCAATGTATGAAAAAGCCATCTGACCTTTGCACAGACTAGTTTTCTATTTTTTATCCGCGCTCTTAGTAAATATGGCACTCTACGACACTCTGATTCTCGTCGTGGCTCTGACCATGATTCTCTTTGGTCTTCAGGCATTCTTCGATAAGGATCGGCGTCAGGTGGCGTCGGAGGTGATCAAGGCGACTTTCCTGATGGTGACCGGTCTGTACTTTTTGTACTTTTGGTACACCGAGGTTACGCTCGGCTCCAGCAGCAGCAACTCGGGCTCTTCTTACGTGTAGAAGACATGAATTCATAAATAGTCTCGAAAGACCGTGATTCGCTCAGAAGTTTCGCCTTCCCTCCGTACCACTCCATAAGAACTCGCGTGTCCTCGGGGGACAACTCCATATCACAGAGGTCACCCAGGAGGTGCATGGGCGACCCGTACTCAATCTTTTGAATTTGAACGAAAATTCGTTGGAGCGTTACAGCCCGTGTTTTTTCAAGAACCTCTTCGATGCCCACCCCAGGATTCATCTTTTGGATGTACTTGACAAGGTCAGGACCCGACAAGGACTCCATTTATTTTGTAATAATATATAAATGGCTGACCCTAAGTCAGATTTGGCTTTCATGTTCCTTTTGGTTCTCATTTTGGGAGCCCTAGGTGTCAGCAACTTTGTTGAGGCGAGCAGCAAGGGACAGAACCGAATGGGTCAGCGGTTCTTTGGCCTTTTGTACATTGTGTTTGCACTGGGTCTAATTGCATATAAAATAAGCCACCCCTAGATGCTTATGAAGCACTTGGTGGGTCACATCGACGGCATTTGGGTCTCATGTGCGTCCCACCTCGAGAACAGTATGAATCGAATCGCTGAAAAGTGCGGGTTTACAGTCGTTTCCCGGGCTTTTCACCAATTTGAACCTCATGGCGCAACGGGTGTTCTGGTCTTGGCCGAGAGCCATTTCAGTGCACACACCTACCCGGAACTGAACAGGATCTATATCGACGTGTTCTGTTGTTCACCTAACTTTGACCCTGGTGTGTGCGCCTCGGTCATTCAAGACGAGTTTGCGGCCGACTCGGCCACATGGCAAGCTATTTCGCGCTAAAATTTCGTTTCGACTCCAGGGACCTTGAACGTCCTTGGGGCCGAGGCCCGCTTTTTTTGGGTTTTTGAGTCCGGGGGAACTCGAGTCCAAAGCACAATGTGCTTTGTCCGTCTAGTTGGAGAAGGCAAGGCCACCCATGCCAGACTGGATGCGCAGGATGTTGTAGTTCACGGCGAACATCTTCTGCAGAGGGGTGGTGTAGTTACCCTTCATGTTGATAGCCACCTGGGCGTTATCAATGCGAGAGAAGTTGCAGGTGCCGGTTGGCTGGTGCTCCTCGGGCTGCAGAGCGAAGGAGTACACGTAGATGCCGGGGTATGGCACGCCGGAGTGGTACACGTATGGCTGGTACTGGTTGAAGTACTTGCCCTGCTGCTCCTTGAAGCGGTCCTGGCCGTTCAGCACCAGCTTGAAGTTGTACAGAGGGCCGACCTCGACCTGAGCACCGGACGCCACGTTGGAAGAGCCCTCCTCCACCCAGCCGATGTTGGAGGTCAGGGCCGCGGTGAAGGTGCCGATCTGGGCCAGGGCGTTAGAGAACAGGCGGGGAGCACCCACGGTGTGGGGCAGAGCCGGGCCGGTCAGGAAGGGGGAAGCACCGCACGTCACGTTCACGTTGGCAGCGCTGGTGGAGAAGTTCCACAGCGAGTTGTACGCGGTGGCGCTGGTGTTGGTGTAGCACCAGATGAGCTCCTTCACTGGGTGGTTGAAAGACAGACGGATGGTCTGGGCGCCCTGGGGGCTGCTGGACAGACCGCCGGCAGTGGCGGTGATGGAATCGCCACCGGTGTGCTGCACCTGCTCAATCAGGTACTCGTGGCCCTTCTGGGCGAAGCGGCGGCGCTCCTCCGTGTCCAGGTACACGTAGTTGGCCCACACCTCGAACACGGCGCTGGTGCCGAAGTACAGGGTGAAGTAGCTGGTCAGGTCGAAGTCCAGGCGCACCTCGTGGTACTGCAGGGCAATCAGGGGCAGGTACAGGCCGGGGTTGCGGTTGAAGAAGAACAGCAGAGGCAGGTACACGCTGTTGGGGTTCACGGAATCAGCGAACGAGGAGCTGGAAGAGGTCATCTTGCCGTAGTTGATCTTCTCAGACTCGGAGAGGAACAGCTCGGCGTACAGGCGCCACCAGGTCTGGTAGTGCTTGTCAATGCGCTGGCCACCGATGGTCAGCTCAATGTCAGCCACGGAGCGCTCGGCAACCCAGCACATGTCGATGTTGGTGTTGGTCGAGGTCAGGTTAGACACGTTCAGCTGGGTGGGCTGCAGGCGGATGTACATGTCACCGACCAGGTCGCCGTTGCGGGCGATGGTCACGGACACACGGCCACCGTTGGAGGGGGTACCGTTCACCGTCTGCTGGATGTTCTCCATCGCAAAGTTAGTGTGGCGCTTGTACACAGCCTGGAAGAAAGTCACCTTGGGCTGGCCCGTCAGGTACACGTCCTGCGCGCCGTAAGCAACGAGTTGCATAAGTCCTCCGGCCATGATCGCTTGGTACTAGTGCCCAAGAAAAAAATTTTGACTCGAAAATCACGTTTAGTTCGCGAACGCGAGACCTCCGAGACCAGATTGGACACGAAGGATGTTGTAGTTGACCGCGAACATGCGCTGATTCAGGGCGGGCATACCCGTCTTCAGGTTCACGGCAATTTGGGCCATGTCGATACGGCTAAAGTTGCACGTGCCGCTTGGCTGCAGCTCCTCAGGCTTGAGGGCGAACGAATACACGTAGATACCCGGGTACGGCACACCAGAGTGGTACACGTACGGCTGATACTGATTGAAATACTTTCCGTACTGGGGCACAAACCGGTCCGTGCCGTTCAGGATGATCTTGGCCTGGTGCAGAGGACCCACCTCCTGGCCATAGGCGGCGTTCGATGAAATAATGGGAATACCAGACTCGACCCAGAAGACGTTTCCGGCCAGAACGTTTGACTGAACCGAGATGGTGTTTCCAGTGTTCACGTTGCTCGCCGCCGTCACGTACAGGGGTGTCGCGAAGGGTGCTGGAACAAACAGGGCCGGAGCGCCGACGTGGGCCGGGGAGAACGGAGCCTGAGAGCCCGCCAGCTTGGAGGGGTCAACGGTCACGTTCACGTTCGACACGTTCGAGCAGAAGTTCCACATGGCGTTCGGGTTTGAGGATGGCGCTGGGTTCTGGTAACACCAGATGAGCTCCTTGACTGGGTGATTGTACTGCATACGGATCACGCTGGGTGTGTTCTCGTTGGTCGAGCCGACGGGGTCGGCATTCACGTGCTGGACCTGCTCAATCAGGTACTCGGCGGGCTTCTTGGCCACTTTGTCACGCTCCTCCGTGTCCAGGTACACGTAGTTGGCCCAGACGGCGAAAGGATTGTTTCCGAAATAGCTGGCGTACTGAGGAGTGATTGTAAAATCGATACGGACCTCATGGTACTGGAGAGCCACCAGAGGCAGGAAGAGACCTGGGTTCCGGTTGAACCAGAACATCAGGGGCAAGTACACGTAGCTCGGAGACGTGATGGAGTTTGTTGGGGATGGGCACGAGGTCAGCTTGCCGTAATTCTGCTTCTTGGTATCATTCAGAAAGACCTCGGCATACAAACGGAACCAGGTCTGGTAGTGCTTATCGATGGACTGGCCGCCGATAAAGAGCTCAACGGATGTGAAAGCACGCTCAGCGACCCAGGCCATATCGGCCACGCTATTGTTTGTCGTCAAGTTCGACGTGTTTGTGGGAGTTGGCTGAAGGACGACAAACATATCACCGACCAGGTCGCCTGAGCGAGCGAGCGTCACGGAGGCCAGACCACCAGGGCCGACGTTACCCGCCACCGTCTGTTGGACGGTTTCCATGGCAAAATTGGTGTGACGCTTGTAGGCCGTCTGGAAAAAAGTCACTTTGGGGTCGCCCGTCAGGTACACGTCCTGCGCTCCGTACGCGACGAGTTGCATAAGAGCGCCACCAGGCATTTTAATATCAGCTGCGAAAATATTCGAGACCTTTTTCCTACAAGAATAGTACAAATGTCTCGCCCACGTGCACCCCCACCAAAGATTGTTCAGCAGCCCGAGCCCGAGGAGGAAGAGGAGGATGAGGATGAGGAGATGGACTTTGAGGATGGTGTCGATATGTTCGAGGCGCTCGGTAGCCTGCTCGCTACCGAGGAGGGTGAGACCATCGCGACCGCCCTGGTGAGCCTCAAGGATGCCGCCGAGAAGATTGCTTTGAATTTGGAGATGCACAATAAGCTCATGGTCAAGATTGCGGCCGCTCTGAACAAGATGGTTCCAGTGACGCCAACTGGCACAGTCGCACCCGCTTAAAAGGACTTGTGGAACACAAGTCCGCCGCCAAAGGCTTGTATCACAAGTCCTTCGGACTTGGTCTCGGTCGCTTAAAAGGACTTGTGGAACACAAGTCCGCCGCCAAAGGCTTGTATCACAAGTCCTTCGGACTTGGTCTTGCCCGCTTAAAAAAGTCTCGCGCTATTTCATCAATGTCTAAGGCGTCCACACAGAAGAAGGCTCCTCCTCAGCCAGATGGAAGTGTCTACCAGAAAGAAATCAACTCGTGGACTGCTGATGATTTGAACAACAAACTGAACGATTGTGAGAGAAATTTGTACCTAAATTTTCAAAACACCGACAAACGCCAAGAGATTTACTCCAAGTTGGCGGACAAGTGGCTTCCGGCCAGTCCCAAGCGGGACGAGTACGGCCTCCCGATTGATATTAACAAAGAGGATCTCGAGCGTATGCTTGAGAAGAAGCGCATCACAGTCAACATTTGTGGCTACATGCTTGCCCGTGCCGAGCTTTTGGAAATTACCAAGTCCGAGACGGAGGACCTCAATGGAGACAAAATGAGTTTTGAGCGGCGTATCAAGCGGTTTCGCGAGTGTTACAAGACGGTCGTGAACAAGTTTATTGAGAATGATTCCGAGTACAAGATGTTCAACCAGCCTCTGGTTGAGAATCCGGACGTGGACTTTGACCTGGGAGAGTCGACCAGTCCGTACCAGACCCTGCTCATTTACCTGCTCAGGCAAGCGTACAAGAACGGGTACAGGCGATACCGAGACCAGTGTTGCAAGGAGATTCGAAACACGCGAGCCTGGAAGCCTGTCAAGGAGATCAAGGACTTTGTGTATGACGAGACCCAGAAGGAGGACAACGCCGAAATGTGGATGAATCTGACGAATCGTGGAAACATGGCCAACGACGTGATTCGCCACTTGTCCAACTGCAAGGATATTCAATTTTCGGAGATTAAGAAGGACCGCCACGTATGGTCCTTTGAGAATGGGCTTTTGGACGCTCGGCCTATCGACGAGAACCGGGACCCCGAGACGGGTGCTCGTCAGTTTACTTTTTACGAGTACACGTCCAAGGAGTTTCACGAGTTGGACCCAGAGCTCGTGTCGTGTAAATACTTTGACTTGCCCTTTGACCCACACCACGAGGTTGATGACTGGTACCAGATTGCAACGCCCAATTTCCAGAAGGTGCTGGATTACCAGAGGTTCGACGAGTCCGTGTGTCGATGGATTTACGTCTTCATGGGCCGTCTGTGCTATGACGTCAACGAGCTCGACGGGTGGCAGATTATCCCTTTCCTCAAGGGTATTGCGCAGTCTGGCAAGTCGACCTTGATTACCAAGGTGGCACGCAAGTTTTACGAGTGTGAGGACGTGGCGACCCTGTCCAACAATATTGAGAAGAAGTTTGGACTCCAAAGCATCTACAAGGGTTTCATGTTTATTAGCCCTGAGATTAAGGGTGACCTCCAGCTCGAGCAGGCGGAGTTTCAGTCGCTCGTATCCGGTGAGGACGTCTCCGTGGCACGCAAGTGCGAGACGGCCGTGAGCGTCCAGTGGAAGACGCCTGGTATCTTGGGCGGGAACGAGGTGCCCAACTGGAAGGATAACTCGGGGTCTATTCTGCGTCGTTTGGCCACGGTCAACTTTGGGCGCCAGATTGCCCCTGACGTGGCGGACCCACACCTGGACGAGAAGCTCGAGCTTGAGATGCCCGCGATTCTGTGTAAGTGTCTCCGGGCCTACCTGGACTATGCGCACAAGTATGCAGACAAGGATATTTGGAACGTGCTTCCGGCCTACTTCAAGCAAGTCCAGAACCAGATTGCGACCGTCACAAACGCGCTCCAGCACTTGCTGTGTTCCGAGAAGGTTCGGTTCGGCAAGGACCTGTGCGTGCCCCAACGCACCTTTGTGGAGCGGTTCAACCAGCACTGCAAGGAGAATATGCTCGGTACGTTCAAGTTCAACCAGGACTTTTACGCCGGACCCTTCAGTTCGCGCGAGATAGAGGTCCGGACCGAGTCTCGTATCTGGAACGGAAGCTCTTACTCGTCTCAGCCCTTCATATTCGGAGTTGACTTTGTCGCTGAAAATTAAAATGTACCTAAATACCAGTTATGAGCGTCAACGCGGCCGCCAGAAAGATCCAAGAGGCTTTCCGGCGGAAGCTTATTTTTACAAACAACCAAGGGACTTACAAGGCATCCAAGGCTGTTATTACGGCCCAGATTGTCTCATTCAAGTTGCCGACCCTGTGGGCCCGCGTGTTCGAGTCCGAGCCCAAGGGGTTCTCTGAGATTATGGGGTACACGGGTTCAGGCACAGCACCCGTCTTACGTTGGGACTCGAAGGAGCACCGATGGCTCGGGGACATCGCAGGCGTCAAGAAACTCGTTGCCAAGTACCGTGCGGTGACCATAGTTGTTTCCGATAAAGGCTTTGATGTGCTTGGTGCGGGAAACTATGAGCAGGCTCTCTTGGCCATCGTCAAGAGCGGGTGGGCTCCTAAGATCCTCATGAAGGCCCCACCAACTTACAAGAAAATTGACGCCATGTTCAATATCAATAGACGCTTCGACTTGGCGAAACTTGAAAAAGAACTCAATAGTACCCCTGATTCGACAGCCCAATACAAGTCCGAGTTTGGCGTCAAGGCGGTCATTTGGAAACTCAAGACGGAAAAGTGGACGTACCAAATCTTCGAGAATGGAACCGTCCTCTTTACGGGTATAAAGAGCCCGAAGGACCTCGAAAAGCCCCGTGAACTGTTTACGCGGTACTTGCGTTTCATGATTGACCCCAGTGTGTTTCAGGGTGGCCGGGCCATGCTTCTGAAACCACGTAAGAATTCGGGAGCAGCTGCGCGCGCCCGGGCCGCTAACAGGTACCCCCTGGTCGCCTCGTGGAACACCGCCCCGCCTCTTGGTTACTACGTGCGCCCGGGACAGAACAACAAGCCCCGTCTGTACATGTGGGCCAAGATGGAGCGTCGACCCAACCTCCCGTACCCCGTCCAAGTGGGCTACTTGAAACTCACGGCCAAGAACGCGGCGACGGTCGCCCGTCGGTTCAAGGAGGTGGGTGTCGAGCCCCCACCAGCCACTAAGCAGGTCTTTAAGGAGTTGGGCATCCCTTTGCCGACCCAGAACCTCGAGAAACGTGCGGCGAACCGTGCCGAACGTTCTGAATGGAACTTTGTTGACCCTTCAGGTCAAAAGTACGTGCGCCCCGGGCCAGGCCACCAGCCCCGTCTGTATGACGTTCCTAAGGACAAGAAAGCCGGGGCCAAGACTGTGATAAAGGCCTATGCGGCTGCCAAGCGGAATATCCCTGAAGCCGTTCGAACCCTCTTCGGTATCGGTACCAACGTCAAGACGGCGAACAACACGGCGCCGAAGCATAGAATCGAGATGGGTCTCAATAAGATTCTGCGCATCAACGGAAAGCAGGCGACCCGGATCCCCGCCGGTGAGCTCTTGGCCATTGCGCGCAACTTGGGGATCGCCCAAGTCAACTCGAAGACCTCGAAGGCGAACCTGATGGGGTACATACAGACGCGAACGGGGACATCGAGTCGGCCGAACCGGTCTGCGGACGCACTTGTCGATGGAATCTATTACAAATTTTTGAATAACGGTAAAGTCCGCCGGGTCACAGGGGAGGGTGTGGCGACCGAGCGCGAGTGGGCGACGCTCGGCGCGAATGTCCGTCAGAAGATTGCTCAGAAGATCCTGAGTCCTAATTTGTTCAAGGAATACAACTCCCTGAACTTGTCTGAGCGGTTCAATGCCATCCGGGCTGTTCTGTACGGGAAGAAAGAGACGGCCGCCAAGGCTGCAGCCAACAAGGCAGCGGCCAATAAGGCGGCTGCGAACAAAGCTGCGGCAAACGCCAAGGCGGCGGCCGAAAAGGCGGCCCGCAACGAGGCGGAGGAGAATGCTCTTACTCGCCTGATGGAGTGGAATATGACTTTGTATCAGAACCTCGGACCTGCATACAACAAGAACAACGCACGCAAACTCATCCGAGCCCTGAACGGTCTGCCCAAGGGTGCAAAGGGTCAGCCACTCAAGAAGGACGTGGATGCTTTGTACAAGCGTTTCGTCAAGAATGCGTACCTGTTCCGGGGCCAAGAGATGCCCAAGAAGCCGCGGAAGGAGAGGGCGTCTCCGAACCGTCGGCTCAACTACGTGTACACCATCCCACGGAATGCGGTCAACTTGTCCAATACGCTGGAGAGTTTGGGTATAAATACGACGAAAAATATGACCTGGAATGAGATTCGTGCGGCCCTCAAGGGTAAAGTGAAACCCGCACAAATCAAGAAACTTCAGGAACAGTGGAAGAAGAACGTTATGAATAAAATCAAGTATGGGGCGGTTGGGCCTTTGAAAAGGAAGGTCGTGAAGAAACCGACTGCGAAGTAGGGATCACGAGTCCTACGGACTCGGTCTCAAATCAACTTCATAATATCAAACACCTTGTACAGCAAGTTGAAGAGCTCAATTTTGTTTTGAATTTGGGAAGGGTCAATAATCTCCAACTCAATCTGGTACGTCTTGTCCTCGTCCGAGTCCTTATCATCCGGGTTGCCCGTGATGATCGTCATGTCGATTGACAGGTTCTTTCGAACAAACGACCAACGCTCCTTGGTCTTTTGCTCGGTACTCGTCTCCTCCCCGTCATACTCGAAGGGCACCTCCGTGCTCACCCCCAGACGCACATCCAGGGGCTCGTTTGGCAACTGAAAATCATCGACCGCCACGCGGGTCTTGATTTCTCCCTTTTGCTCGTCCGTCTGCTCATTCACAGACAGACGCTTCCCGCCCTCAAAGTAGTACACAGCCACCTCCGAGTGGTCCGTAGACTCCCAGCCCTCGTACTTGGTCAGAGCCTGTAGAACCTTCTGGAAGGTGGGCTGGCCCACGTTGGTGTCAAACTTGGTTCCGGACCGGCGCCCGAACCGAATCTCAATTTCGGTATTCTCTTTGGCCTTGTGGGCCTCAATCACCTTTTCCCACTTGTCAAATAGGAACTTGGCGGCTGGGTTCGCATCTGGTTTGATCGCGAGACTCATTTTGTCTTAGAGATACAGAGCGTAGTGTCTCTAAGACAAGATGCGAGGTCTCTGGAACCTTGGCAATTCATGCTATTTCAACACAGCCGTTCAGTGTTTGGCCCACGTGCCTCCACTCACAAAGTACCTCTTTGACGTGGAGTACATGGGCCCGTGTGACATTACTCGTGAGTATCAAAAGGTCGTGAAACAACTTTTCATCAAGGGCAAGACCGACCCCGTGAGTCCGAGCGACCTGTTTGGGGCATTCAAGGTTCGGTACCCACAGTTTGCCGATATGAAGCAACACGACGCCCAAGAGGTCATTTTACACCTCATAGATGTGTTTGAACAGTCCTTGGGAAAGGACTTCATTACAGACCTATTCAACGGAGAGGAAACCCAGGTGACGACATGGGAGGAAGGAAAGTCCGAGGTTCGAAACACATTCACAACTTTGCTCTTGGACGTGACCGAACCCTGTCGGCTTCAAGACTTGATCAAGGATCGGACTGAACCAATTTTGGTCGAAAATTATACGGACAGTTCTGGAACGACACACCCACGTGCGGCCCTCCAGACCCGGGTAAGCCGATGGCCCAAATTTACGAGCTTTTCATTTTCCATGTACGACTACAAATTTCCGATCGAAATTCCTTTCGAGTTTGAAGGGCTCAAACTTTTTGCGTGTGTTATGCACCAAGGACACAAGAACGGGGGACACTATGCGCTACTCGTGAGACGGTTTGACAAATGGTACGTAAAAGATGACGAGCGAGTGACTGAATTACCGGGTATACAAGTACTACGAGGCGAGTTTTACCAAGCGTGGTATCGGCCTATGAAGAGCCTATAAACTCTGAGAGCTGGATGTTTTCCCGCAAGTTCACGAGAGTCCTGAAATACGTGCGGCGGTTATTTGCGTGCGTCTTGTCCGTCCTGATCTTCTCCACAAACCACCCCACGTCCCCGTACCCACACTCCACTATGGTGCCGTCTGGCAAGTCTCTTCGGGCGTTGTGCAAGTGTAAACTGGCCTCTTTGTATGGGATCCCTTTGTCCTGTACAAAAAGTTCAGACCCATTTCTTATACAAAAATCGATCGTGATGCGTTCCCGGGGCTTCCACTTGAACATGGTCTCGTGAGTTCCCGTGCGTATAGGCTCATTCACGGGCGTGAAGACCAGCCCATCCGTCTCGTATTCGAACGAATTTAGATCCGGAATTGGATCTCCAAGGGTCCACATGACCTTGACCCGCAATTCGAGTGGGGCATTGGCCGTTTTGATGATGGCTTTGATGACCTTCCGAGCCGCATCCAGTCGGGAGTTTAGTGGAAGATCCACTAAACTCTCCCCCTTGACTCTCACAGCGTCGTACACCATGAAAAGGACTTTGCCTGCCCTGGTCTTGACAAGCTCACCGTCCAAGAGCGTGTCCTTTGCAACACGTATGTTCACTTTTTCATACATAAATGCACGGTTCACAAGGAAAACACCTTCATCTGTACTTGCTAAAAGGTGACGCACACCATCCGTCTTTTCACACACCAGGTACGGTTGGAGTTTGAGGAGAGGGAAGTGTCGTCTCTCGATGGAGACGGGTTGGGGTCCCGGGAACCGGGTCGGGTCAGTTGAAGCCCCCCACGCGTTTGCGATAAACGCACAGAGGTTCCCTTCACCCATTTTTTGGTCTAAAATTAGAACGCGTCTCGTCTCTAAGGTTGCAGTTCAACTCCTGCAGCTTCGAGAATGTTTCCGAAACATTCGTGTGTATAGTGACACACGACAACAGCCTCGGATGCAACGCCAACCTTGATTCCTATATTCTTGAGGGTCGTGAACATAGCCTCATTCGAGTCCAAGGGCAACTTGACAGTCTCTTTCCCGCCTCGAAGCTTCTTGTCCACGGGCTTGCCGTCCATAGCCCATACGCGCGCTGAAGTCTTGTCCAGCTCATAGAGCCCATCTGCGAGTTTCTTACCGACCGTCGTATCAAACTCGAGACCACGTTGACCTACAGGTTCCTTCGAGTCCGCCTTGGTCTTTTTCGTAAACTGGTCCCAATTGATACCCTCCTTGACGGATGGAAACACGAGAGCCTGGAGACCCTTATCGAACGGGTCCACCACCTTGGATAAGATTTCGTTATTTAGATTTGTCCCATAGTCCATCCAAAAGATGCGCTCGCCTGACTTGATAAGCTTCGGCAAAGTTGACTTGTCCTCCACAAAGTGAACCTCCAAGTGCATACCGCGCATCATACACAGCATATGGAGATTCATAGCCGTGTGTAGGCTCGTGGCCGCGATAGACTTGTTTCGCGTGACCATACATACGTGGAGGACGGTCATTGATATTTAGACGGATGCTGTTCTTAAGTAAGCCAGAGCAAGTTCTAATTTTTCAGACATTGACAAGCTGGGATTGAAAAACTTCTTTGTTTTTAAACCTGGACACTTTTGAACAGTATAACCCTGTGCAGTCTTTCCTCTAATACCTGAGACGTATTTAGGTAAATCATTGTCTTCTGGGTACTTGCGATTAGACTTTCGTGGTTTTACTGAACCCTTCTGTTGTTCGGAAAGTTTCTTTCGAGCAGTTTCCGATAAGTTTTTTGAATTTTCTGATCGTGTTGCCAGTCTTAGATTGCGCATTCTATTATCCAATTTATCAGTATTTGGAAAATGGTCTATTAGTGTAATTCGGGGGTTTCTCTCCCATTCTCTTGTTAAATATTCATGAAGAGTCCATAATTTTTTACCCCTTCTAGACGAAGGGTAACCATGATTTCCCAAATACCAAGAAGATTTCATTAAATCGTGCCAGTACTCTCTGTCTACTATTGCAAACTTTCCAGTTCCATCTTCACCAGTCAAAGGTATTATAGCTTGACCCTTGTTGTTCACTAGTATTTCAACACTCAAACGTTCCTTTTCCTTTTTTTCATTGTAATCTTTGTATAGTTTGTCTCGCACTTTTTGAGCTTCGTCAAGTTCTCTAAACATACCGACATTATTACCAAACACTCTTACTTCGTATTTTTTGTTCTTTTCTTTCCAGTAGATGCCCAACATTACTGGATCTCGCTTCCTTGTTTCCTTTGGTGAAAAATCACTTTGAACTATTTCATCTTTGTCAGTATCTGAATACTCGAAATTTGTTGGATTGTCCCGATTTACGTATTTTATAATGTATTTATCATACGCGATGGCACCTTCTTCGGCTTCATCATAATAGCCTATAAAGTTGGTTCCACAGTAAACTTGCCACCTTGGCCCACATACACACTTATAAACTCCCCTAAACCCGGAGGATGATGTTGACATGAAAAGTCTATTCTGAGCATTCTGAGAATAAGTTAGAACTCTCAAGTTTTCTCTTCTACAATCAAACTTGTTTCCGTTTTTATGGTCTATAACTTGATTTTTACCGGTAATAAGACCAATGATGTTTCCAATGAACTTGTGAAGACTTATTCGAGTTCCGTTATCTCTTAAATATGGATAATCGCTACTTGTATAAATAGTTTTACCTTCAAGTGAGTCCCTGTCCTCTGGAGATACAATAACCTCCATTGACTGTAGTCTAGATAATATTTTAAGCTTTAAGCCTCTCTTCGAGCGTCCCCTGGAATCGGATGTTGCCCACGTGACCCAAAACGGTCATGCAATCTGCAAAGATCTGACCGCCCATCTTTTGCCACCGACGGCAAAAGGCGTAGTCCTCAGACAGGTACCGCCGAGTGTCAGGATCGATCATACAGTCGAACGTCGCATGATACGTGTCCAAGTCCCGGTTCTGATGGTCGTTAACACAATTGAGTTCAGGGTACTTGGCCTCGAGCTGCTTGAACACGTCACGCTTGATGAGCAGGAACCCTGTAGGACCGTCCAGAACCTCTGCAAACCCATTCTTGATTTGAGTCTGTTGGTACCGGAAATTCATAACCAGGGAAGAGGCGACACGTGCGAGGTCCCGGCCCTCCTTACCGGACTTGACGTAGTTTTCAGCCTGGTCCCACATGACCGTCTTTTTGGGGTACGCGGCGCACGACACCTCGTGGCCCGACTTGATGAGTCGGATAACAGACTCGGGGTCAAAGTGAATATCAGCGTCAATAAACAAAAAATGGGTCGCTTGGGTCTTTTGCATGAAGCGCGCCACGGCGAGGTTCCGGGCGCGGTGGACCAGAGACTCATTCTCGGTCGTATCAAGCATCATCTGAATACCGTTCTGGGCGCACGTACGCTGGAGACGGAGCATAGACTCTGCATAGGCCTGGAGACAGACGCCGCCATAACACGGGGTGGAGACGAAAAGGGTGACCTGACTCATTACACTCAAAGCAACAAAAGTCCTTAACTATTCAAGAGTGCCTCAATCTTCGACAAAGTTGGCACGGAAATATCACAAATTCTACAAAGTTCTGCACGCGGCGACGCCCCCGGAAACTCCTTGAGCACAGAGGCCATCACTGCACACGCTATTGCTTTGGGTGTTCGACCCATAAGCTCCACCTTGTCCTCGAGCGACTTGCACTTGGAGATAATACGCATCTTGACCCGCCCTCTCTCCATCTCTGGAATACCCTTGACGTCATTGAAGAACCGGCTCACGAGGTCGGCCGGTGTCGTGACGTGGACGACCGTCTCTGGGACCTGTTCCTGGTACATATCGAACGTTCGACTCAAGTCCCTGGCCGGAATACCAAAGGCATCTGCAATCTCCTGTGTCGTTCGCGCGACCCCGGCCTCGCGACACGCCTGAAACACACAGTTGGCCTTGATCCCGTTCCGAACGGCCCCACGGGTCAATACCGCCTCGTTGAACGCCTTGTATTTGATCTTGGCTGAATACATAACCGCATCTGTAAGCCCCAGAGTGCCCTTGCCTATCCGGTCTAGCTCGGCATACGCGTGGAACAACGCCCGGTCCTTGTGATTCATCGATGCGTGCTGATTTATCCGGGCCAAGCGCCGTGTCGCATACGTCGCTCCTCTATTCAGAGTCATATAGGTCGTCTGACCCCAGGCGGCCGAAAAGTGGTCTGTATTCACGGGGGCTCCAACGCGCGACGGGTCAGCCGTTTCACCGTCCCCTCCAGAACGCCACTCGGGCTCCTCACAAATGTACGAGTCATCGACCCGACCACAATCCCGACAGACTGGTAAATCAATTTCCAGACCGTCAAAAACTTTGGGGCCTCCACAAAACTCACACAGGAACTCGCACGCGGGGGCCTGGACGTGAACTCCGCCCGACACCGCCCCTCGAAGACTCGCAAAGTCGGACCATACGCGGTCTAGCAGGACATCCATGTTTTACTGGGTACTGAGGAGGGCTGCGCCCCCTTGGGCCGAAAAAAACACGTTTTTCTAGTAATGAGCGCCCCAGTCGTCGACCATGCCAAGCGTGCCGTTATCCAGGAAATCACCTCCAAGTCCCCCTTTAACATCTTCAACATTGTGGCAATTGTTGCTATTTTGGTAATTGGCTATTTCCTGTACAAGAAGTTCACGGACAAGTTCCAGAAGGGCGCCATGAAGATTCCAGACATTGTTGCGGCCCCACCCAAGATGGCCAAGGCGGCGACGATCATCGAGACCGTCCCCGAGAAGCCCGAGGTGATTGAGGAGCCCGGTGTCAAGGATGAGTGAACTACCACACAGAGTCCACAATCTCCCACTTGAGACACCTTTTGGCATCCATGTACAGGTCCCGCTTCAGAAGCTTTGAGAGTCGCTTCTCGGGGATCTTCGTCTCGCGCGTGTATATTTCGCGAAACCTATCCATAAACTTTTCGAGGTTGTGCATTTGATCCTTAAAATCCTCGAACTTTCCCCAGGTTCCGTCCATATTCAGTTGATGAATCAATATGTACGAATTCTCGGTCATGTGTCGAGTCCGCCCTCCAAGCAGCACAAAAGTGGCGGCCGATGCACACACACCATCGGCAATCGTCCGAATCTTACACCTCTTGATACGGGAGATGGTGTCCATCGCGCTCATACCCGAGTGCAAGTCCCCACCGTCCGACCGAATCCAAATGCGAATCTCAGGTCGAATGTCTTGAAGACCAAGGTCGAGGTGTTTGTGAAGCAACTCGAGTTCGAGTTTCTTCAATTTCATGTTCAATTCAAGGACAGACTCTTCACAGACCTCACAGTGAAAGTAGACATCTGAACCCTGAACCTTGACAAAGGAGTCCTCTTCCGTTTGTTGCGCACCACACTGACACGCCATTTGAAGTTCAAGCGAGGCTTTTCTTTAGGGCAGCCAGATCCTTCGGCTTGATCTTGTTGTTGAGACTCAAATGATTCATAACGTCCAAGTCCTGCGACTTGAGCTCGTACTCTTTGAGCATGGCCACGTCCCCTTTTTGAGCATATGTGTGTAACAGAAGAATCTCATCCATTGTGAGCCTCTTTCCTTGGACACGCTGAGCAAGGGCCTCGAGACGTTTGGCCCGGGCACACGCACTTTGGTGTTTGGTCCAGACGGACCCGGGTCTCAGAGGGGGTCTGAGTGCGTGACCAATCTGCACGGCAGGTTGGACACACCCCAAAAAGTTATAGTATGGATACAGGTCCCAGTTCCCCCTGTATATTTCTGATTCAAAAATCATCGCCTCACTCAGGGACTCCATGATTTCGGCGGGTCTACACATCCTAGAATCGGGGTAATTTTCATGTAAAATTGCCGTGACATTTCCAGGCTCGTGAACGGGGTGGCCTATGTACCGAACCGGGTTCACGTCAGAGTTTCTCGAGACGAGACTTTCTATAAAGTCCTTGGCACCCTGAAACTCATCCTTTTCGTCGCTCTCAAAAGTCAGACTCTGAAGAACATATCTCAGGTCTCCTCTGCACCTTTTCAGGACCTCGTCTGAAACACCGGGGGCTATACCGCGGATAGTCTCTTCATCAGGGACCGGAAAGTGGTACGTATGAATTTCAAAATCAAACTTGACAGGAACCTGGGACACGACAACAAAGAGACCGTTGGTTGGCGGACCTGTCAGCTCTCGTAGACCCACGAGGTCTTGAACCGTTTCGTACTCATCCAAAACAACGGGTATGTCCGTTCCTCGAATCTTTTCCAGGAATGACAATGTACTTTGTTTACTATTGAGTATATCGGCAGTGAGTTCTATACACGGGTCCAGGGTATTGTGAACCGTCCAGGTCTTTCCTATCCCAGACCTGCCCAGGACGCATACGGCCGGGCCAAAGCTCGTGAATTCGTGGGTAAATTTCTGTGCAGGTTTCTTAATAAAGCGATCCATGGATCCAGAAGATACGGAAGACTCTTTGAGTAAGCAGGTACTAAATATGATCCTAGAAAACAACGCAATACGGGATACTGCGTTCCCTTTCATTACAGGCTATATTGTTTTTAACGTCATCATCCTTGTCCTCCTCATTTACATTTCGGTCCGAATTTCTCTGCGTTAAGTAAGTAATGGCACCACCCGTCAAGCTCTACAAGTCCCGAAACGGCACGCACAAGTTTATGGTTGTGTTCCCCGAGGGAGGCGTGGTTCGGTTCGGCCTCAAAGGGTTCTCAGACTATACCATTCACAAAGACAAGGAACGTATGAAGCGGTACGTGATGAGACATGCAGGGTCAGCAAGCGGTCTCAGGTCCCGGCGTGAAAACTGGTCACGCTCGGGAGCCAAGACGGCCGGGTTCTGGTCTCGGTGGCTCTTGTGGTCCAAGCCGAACTTCACTTCGGCACTCAGGCAGACCGAGAAGGTCCTTGGGCGGAAAATTGTGTACGTTAAAACAGCTTAAAGCCCGTCTCCTTTTTAATCTGATTTTGAGTAGAAGTATGCGCGGCGTTAATCTTGTTTGAAACGTGCGCCTTGAGTTTGTTGGTCAAGGCTCGGGACTGGGCGTTGTTCCCGAGGTGTTTCGTCACGAGACTAGAAATACCGGCATTTGCCCGACGCTTTGCCGCGTTTGCAACCTGTCGGGCCTTGTTAGCCGCATACTTCTTTGCCTGGTTCTGTGCTACACGCGCCTTATCTTGGGCGAGTTTCTTGGCGAACATCACGACAGCTGCCGACATTTATATGTTTAGTACCAGGAAAAAAATATCAGCCCAGTAATAATGGGCCTCGCAGTCCCTGGAATACTCATGTGCACATCTATCGCGGGTATCGTCTCGACGAGTATCACTATCAACTCGTACCTGACCACAAACAAGCCAAAGGACACAGGCTTCAAGGTGTCCATGGCGTTCCTCATCATTTCCATCTTCCTTTTCTTTGGAAGCTTGTACATGATCTATAAGAACTTCACGGGGGGTGCAGGCGGCGCTGAAGGCGGCGCTGAAGGAGGTGCAGAGGCGGGACCATCAGCCGAAGAGGCCGCAGCAGCAGAGGCTTCCCGAGTGTTGGGCGGCGTCGAAGTCCCGACGACGGAAGAGGTGGCGGCAGCCGTTCCGAACGTCAAGGGATTTACAAACGTTCCATCACTTCGTGCCGCAGAACAGGCGTTCAACACGGCTGTCGAAAAGACAAAGGCGGAGCTAAACGCACTCAAGCAGTCCGTGAATACACGCGTTGCCGCCAAGCAGGGTGCTCTTCAGCAGGCCCAAGAGCTCATTGCGGTTGCCCAGGCAAAGGGCAACTAGAAAAAGGTAAGTACCCAAAGGTCCTAAACCATCTTTGGTTTCTTATTTAAAAATAAAATCTGCAAGACAAGTACCACTGGATGGTCGGCTCTGGGTGCAGGACTCCCGTCCTCCCCTCGGATTCACATTGTGACTCCTTCTACTCCCTCGATTTGTCAGTACTTCAGCGCGTGTATGACGAGTGGACCGAGACTCTCCCCCACATCAAACCATATTACGCAGTCAAGTGTAACCCGACTCCTGAGATTGTGCAAAAGCTTGCCGACCTGGGTTCGAACTTTGACTGCGCAAGTCCAGCCGAAATACAACAGGTCTTGGACTTGGGGGTTGAGCCAGAGCGAATTCTTTATGCAAATCCGTGCAAACGTGTGCAGGACATTGCGTTCGCGAAAGAAAATGGAATATTGCGGACCACGTTTGATAGCGTGTGCGAGCTCAAAAAGATGGCAGCTATTTACCCGGAGTGCCAACTCCTTTTGAGAATCCGAGCCGATGACCCTTCGGCTCGGTGTAACCTCGGCGTCAAGTACGGAGCCGAGGAACATGATTGGGACGTTCTGCTGTTCACAGCCCGGACGCTCGGTCTTGACGTGATTGGGGTTTCCTTCCACGTCGGATCGTTTGCGTCCAGTCCAAAGGTTTTCGAGGAGGCGGTGCGGACCGCTGAGAGAGCCGTGGACCTGGCACGAGAACACGGTTTCGACCCTCGCATCATAGACATTGGAGGGGGTTTCTCCTCCGTGTCCGGATTGCCTAAAACCATCCGTGCACCAAAGGGCACAACACTTATTGCCGAACCTGGGAGGTACTTTGTAGAGCGAACAATGACACTGTATACACCCGTCATAGGAACAAAAGGTTCAGGTATAACCATAGGTGAAAGTCTGTATGGTGCATTCAACTGTATCCTGTTCGATCACGCCCAACCTCAACTCAAGGAGGTCCTTGACGAATTAGGAAACAAAATTGAGGGGCCAAGTGTTGCACGGACAATCTTCGGGTGTACGTGCGACGGTGGTGATATCATTTACAAAGAGTACCAGGTTCCCGAAGGAACCGACTTGGGGTCCTGGCTCGTCTGGGACAATATGGGTGCATACACGTGCGCCGCCACCACCCGGTTCAACGGTATACCATTCAACGAGCGCTCAATTATTGTTCGAGGTTAAGTTCGAATACGCCGCCTCAAGAAGGGTGATCTTTTGTTGCATCAAGTTCGAGAGGGTCTCACCCGAAGCACAGTTTGCTGATATGATCTTTTCTTCAAGAGCCATAACATATATTTTCGAGATTTGACTCGTTGTATAAAAACTCGTGATGTCTTCACAGTTTGATAATTGTGTCTGAAAATCAGACTGGATATTGGAAAAGTTATCAATGAACATCTTATTCGCGCCAATTTGAATGTCTATATTCTCAAGTTCTGGGACGACGGTATATAAATGGGCACCCCTGTAAACCGCTGCAGGTGCAGACATGGTTATTCTATTTCAATATTTTAATTAAATGGAGGTCCCTCGACCCACAACACGAGAGAACGCCGAGATCCCCTCGTCACGGGTGTAACTTGATGCACCAAGTAACTCGGAAAGATAATAACAGTTCCCTTGTCCTTTTCTACAGTTATTGGGTTTACACTTTCAGTCTGAATTTGAAGCTCACCCCCTTCATATTCAGAAGGATCGCTCAGCTGTACAACAACACTCAATTTCCGACGTGAATTGATCGAGCCAACATCCATGTGCCATCCGTAGTGCCCCTTGGACACTTCATCATAGACCGTATATTGAATATTACTTTCTATTGCTGTCAAATTGAACTTGAAGAAGACATCATTTGCGTGACCAACCATCGTAAAAAGTATAGAGTACACGTCTAAAAACTTTTGAATTTTTGGAATCCAGTATATTTTAGAGCTTCTTATTCTTAGGTTTGTGTTGCCACCCCCTATCGTACCATCTGTCAACGAAACATCCTGAAATCTCGTACGTATATCATTACACAGTTCCGTACTGAACCCCTTGTCGAACTTGTAATAGTTTGTGAGGTTGTTGTTAATAGTCGCGTACTTGAATGTAAACTCCGTCTCTGTCGGTTCATATTCCCACATGTTTGGGATTTCCATGTTTTTCATGACTTCTTTTCCAAACTTGATTCCGTACGAGAGACGGGTCCCCGTTTTACACACGACGGCGTGCCAAAACGGCTCGGAACCTATGAGGAGATTGAAAACAACGGAAGTTCCATCCACGTCTCGGACGGCATGGACCTTTTTAGACACTGTGTGTCTATACAGAAAGTACGATTCACCGGTCGCGTGTATCGTATACATTCTATAATTCCGTTGTCCATCGTCAAAAATGACATTGTCCTTGTTTGTGTGCCACCCCAACCCGTGACCGGCTGCATACAAATAGAATCTTCCAGATTCAACAAGGTTCGGTGGGAGCTTCTTTTCAAGTACGTCTATATTTTTCAAAGATTCAGAGTTTTTCCCAGGTCCAAAATCTTCACGATCAATTTTGAATTCTGGGTTCAAAAATGAAGTAAGATCTCCGAGTTTTACACCTTCCCTCGGGTTTTCCGCGAGCACTTTGACGAGTTCAGAGTACACTGCTTCTGTCACCCGGTTTCGTGTACACACAACTTGAGACGTGCGCAAAGGACACGTCTCGTCGCTAAAGTCAAAGGTGTCTAGACGCTTGATACAACATGGGGTGCTTGCTATAGGGTGCTGTTTCTTTTCGAGGACGTTCACGATAAAGTCGCTACCCTCAAAGTCATGTGTTCCGACCCACACCTGACCATCTTGACCTATCGAGAGACCCCGACAAATCTTACGAAGGTTCGGCGAAACGGGGTCGACTGTCCACACCTCGGAAACTTCCTTTGTCACTATATTTAATTTGCAAATTGTGTTGGTCGCGTCGGCAAAGTAAATTTCATGACCGAGGATGACGAGATCGTGACAAAAGTACCTTCCCGTATCCAAATCCTCAATGAATTTCCAATCACTCGAAAACACCTTGATGATACTTGGATTCCGTTCCTGTGTAGGTTGACCATTTTTGAGCTTGTTTCGAAGCTGGGGGCACATGATATAAAACCGATCATCTTGAACGGTCAAGGCATTCATGTGAACATATTCCCGACACACCCCTTCGAGGCCATTCACAACGTACCACGATGATATAGCATCAGGTAAAGGGCGGATAACTTCTTTTTTCCACGTATGTACGGACACTCGTGTTATTCTTTGGATATACGTTTCTGGTATGTACAGATGTTCCTTGTACAGGAGAATTTGGTGAACTCCGTTATCGAGACCGGTCACAACCTCTTTCCAACAAGTGACTTGGCCGTCATGAATCTCAAAGTGTGCAACGAAACCTTGCATGGTTGGGAAGTGAATATCTGTTGCATGTGTTCCAAAGACGTACCACCCCTTTGACCCGTCTCGAGTGAGCCCGAAGAATTTGCCATCCATAATTTTATTTTCATTCAAAAATAGACCGGCTCGAGTTGTACAGAGGTGCATTCTTCCTAATATTTTGAAAAACTTTATGTACTGAATTTCCACGCAACAGTAATACGAAGACCCG